CTGCGCGCCGGTGGGTCCGGTCGGTCCGGTGGTGCCCTGCGCGCCGGTTGAGCCGGTCGCGCCGGTGGGTCCCGTTACGCCCTGGGCTCCGGTGCTGCCGGTTGCGCCCGTGGGGCCCGTTGCGCCGGTGGGGCCAGCGACGGTCGACGCGGCACCCGTTGCGCCGGTCGCGCCGGTGACCGATGCACCAGTCGCGCCAGTGGCCCCGGAGGGTCCTGTGGGCCCAGTCGGGCCCCTTCTGGGGAGGATCGCCGCCATCTAGCGGGTTTCGGCCTTCTTGGTGCGTGGGCGGCTCTCGGCACGCTTTGCCGGGACAGCGCCCTCGTGGCCGGCCTTCTTGAGCTCTGCGTCGATGGCCTTGACCCTGTCGGTCTCGTTCCACCGCTGGCAGTAGCGCCGCTCCTCGAGGAGCGACTTGATGTATTCGGCCTTCTGCTCGTCGTTCACGATGTCTCCTGGTCTCAGGAACGCGACGGGCCCGCCCCCACGTGGGGAGCGGGCCCGGTCACGGTCAGATCAGCTGCTACAGGACCTCGTTCAGGCCCGTGCCGGTGATCTTGCAGATGGCCTCCGGGTAGCGGCCAAACATCGCGGCCGAGTACCCGTAGTAGGAGAGGCGCACGGTCAGGGTGCCCGAGCCAACCGACTCGTGGACCTTGAAGCGCGGGGTGCCCTCCATGACGCGGAGCGCGTTGGCGTTGATCACCAGGATCGCGTCCTCGTCCGTGCCGGTGCCGAGCGTGGTCGGGACGTTGGCGTCCACGACCACCGGCAGGCCGGCGATGCTGCCGACGATGCCCGCGTTCTGCTCGCCCGACGCCATCATCAGGCCACCCTGCTGGAAGATCGGGGTGGACGTGCTCTGGCCGGAGGCGAGGAACGCCGCGCGACGCGGGTGCATCACGATGTGGGTCGGCGACTCGAAGTAGTTCGAGGTCACCGTGCTGATCGCCTTGTAGATCGGCGACAGGTAGTCGCCGGCGGTCGGCGTCGTGCTGGTGAAGGTCACCGAACCGATCGAGCCCACGTTCAGCAGGCCGACGTGCTCGGACGAGGCCGACTGGCCGTTGACCAGCTGGCGGTCGAACTCGGTCGTGTAGGCACGCGCGAGGTCGTCCGCGATCACCACGTCCGCAGCCGGGAACGACCTCTCGAAGAACTGGATCGAGATGTCACTCTGGCCAGCGATCGTGCGCACCGAAGTGCTCAGCTGCGAGGAGACGAAGTCGGTCTCGTTCACCGAGCCGTTCTCGGTCTGCACGGCCACCGAGGTGCCGGTGGTCACGCGCGGCACCGAGATGGTCATGCCGGCGTCAGGAAGCGGGGCCTTGGGCAGCTGCGCGAGCAGCGGGCCACCGGCACGCACCTTCGGCGCGGCGTACTCAGCCAGGTAGTTCGGCGGGATGTAGCCGGCACCACCGGAAGCGGCGGTGACGTCGCGCATCTCGACCGAGTGACGGTGGAGGCGCTCGCGGGCCTCGCTGTCACCGTTGTGGGCGTGAATGACGTCACGGAAGAACGACACCTGCCCGTCGGGGCGGTAGATCGACTCCTCCTTGCGGACCTCGACGCGCACGTCGTCCTCCTCGACCATAATCGGCTGCGAGGCACGGGCCTCGGTCACCTTCTCCATGCGGTCGACGATCTTCTTGCGGCGCTCGATCTCGACCTCAGCCGCGGCGCAGCGCGCCTCGAGCTCGTCCAGATCAACGCCCTCAGCCGGCTCGGACAGCGCAGCGGTGGCCTCGTCGAGATCCTCGACAGCGGCCGCAAGCGCGGAGCGAGCCTCAGTGAGCTTGTCGCTCATGTGGTTCACCTCAGATGTTCAGCTTGTGATGGGAAAGGCGGGCGCGCCACTTGGCGGCCCGGATGCGCGCCTCGTCAGCACGCGATCGGCCCATGCCCAGGACATCGTCCTGCGACTCGCTGCCGCCCGGAGAAGGCTCCGCGACGGTGGGCGTGGCCCGTGCGATGAGCACGCGACCATCCGAACGTGCCCTTTCGAGCATCTCGGCCTTGGTGGCCTCGTATGCGGGGAAGGGCACGACCGAAACCTCGAACAGCTCACCGACCGAGCGGATCGTGCGCAGCGGGTATCCGCCGCTCTCGTCCCACTCGTCCTCCTCGACGGTGAACGCGAAACTCATCTGATCCACGTCGGCGCGCATCATCTTGGACGCGACGCGCTGCACGTCGGGATCAGCCATGTCGACGCGCGCCCAGATGCGCAGGCCGACCTCATCCTCGACGAGCTCGAGCGTGCCGCTCTTGGTGCGGGCCATGACCGCGCCGTCGTCGTGGTTGTAGAGGAGCCTGACATCGGCACCGCGTGCGAGCGCGTTACTGAACGCGCCAGGCGCGATGACCTCGCGGAATCCGCCGAGGTCGTGGCTCATGCTGTTGAACACCGCGGCGTAGCCGCGGATGGTCTTGATCTCCGGGCCCGCACCGCTGTCGTCCCACTTGGCGCGGGCGAGCGGGGCGGCCCGCTCAGTAACCCGGGTCTCGGGCACGGATGCGACCTCCTCGGTCGTGGCGGATGCGCCGAGCAGCTGCAGCTCGTCGCCCTCCATCTCGTCCTCGGACTCAGGGGCAGAGTCCGGGACCGGCTGGGGCTCGACGCCGACAAGCTTGTCGGCTGCGATGACCCAGAGCTTGCACAGGCCCTGCGGGGCGATCTCGCCGGCCACCCACTCGCACCCGCCGCCGCCGCGGAAGGCGACGCAGTTGACGCACGCCATGCCCTCCTCGCGGAATGGGTTGTCGTCAGGGACCATGTAGTGCGCGCCGTCGGGCCCGATGGACTGGTCGAAGCGGCCAAAGGTCTCAGAGACCGCCTCATACCCCTCGGCAAGCGCCTGCTGGCGGGCGGTCAGGTTCACGCCCTCGTAGTCGTCGCGGGTGACCGCGATCCGCTCCTCAGGCATGGGCTGTCCTCCCGCGTCCGGGTCGGTGTCGTGCGTCTGATCGCTCATCAGGTCTCGGGTGTCGTGTTGGGAGCCCCGCCGACGGGCGTCTGCTGCACGTTGTCGCCGCCGTCGACTGAGGGGTAGTTCTCGAGCTCGCGGATCTCGTTGGAGCTGAGCCAACCGGCTTGGCGGGCGGCCACGTAGGCCGCGTAGCGCTCACCGGTGTTGCTGCGAAGCAGTGCGTCCACCTTGAACTCGGGGTAGAGGTTGGTGCTGCCGAACAGGTCCTGATCGGCCCGGAAGGCCGACTGGATGCGCGCAAGGCGCGGGCCCAGGCAGAACTTGAGGAACGCATCGGCCTCATCCGCGGTCGGGCGGAAGGTCGATTCGAACGCACCGAGCAGGGTGGGTGGGATGTTGAACATGCGCGCCACCTCGAACACGCTGAACTTCTGCGCGTCGATGGCGGTCGTGTCGGAGAGGTTGACCCGCACCTGATCGAGCTCCGCGCCGCCGGCGAGGACGCTCGGGCGGTGGGCATTCCTCAGCCCGGCGTGGTTCTGGCTCCACACCTCGAGGATCTGGCGCGCCTGCTGGTTGCTCAGGCTGCCCGGCACCTTGATGACCATCCCCGGGCTCGCGTCGTTCTGGAAGTAGCGCCCGACGTACTCCTGCACCGCATACGCCATGGCGATCGAGTTGCGGTGGAGCTCGATGGGGGAGATGCCGCGCACGCCACCGCGAAGCGTCATGCCGCGCACGTGCAGGATGTCGGTAGAGGTCAGCCCGACGTAGCGGTCCCCGCCTGCCTGGATGTCGAACTTCTTCTCGCGGGTCTCGGCGTCGCGGTAGACGCGCACGGCGTCCGGGTCGATCACGATCAGCTCGGTGACGCGCCCGCGGGCGTCGCGCACCTTCTGCAGGAAGGCATTACCGCGGGTCTCCACGCACGCGGCGATGTCCTGGAACATGTCGAACGGCGTCGAGTCCATCGACGGGCGCTCATGCAGCAGGTCCCACTGCAGGGTGCCGTTGGCCTTCTCGCGGTCCGGGCCCGTGCCGCGGTAGACCAAGCACGGCAGCGACCCGATGGTTTCGGAGATCAGGCGCACCGCCGCGCCGACGCTGGGGAGCCCTGCCGCCTGGTCGTCGGGCATGTACATGCCCGTCCACGTCGCGTAGTTCGCACCCGGCAGCGGGATGATGTCCTCGCGTCCGAAATCCATCGCGCGCTCCTCGGCCGGCGGGGCCGGGGTGCCGCGGAAGAAGTCACGCCAGCTAGGCAACTCTCACCACCTCGCCGTTCTCGCCCTCCATCAGGCGAGCTCCGACGGTCTCGATCTTCATGGCGTTTCGGCGCTCGTAGTAGTCCTTGGCCGCCTGCCGGCGGTTGAGGTCGCGGTGCCGGGTGCGGTGCTCAATGCGCACGCCCGGAAGCGGCAGCGATTCGACGAGGCCGTGGTCGTTCGTTCCCCAGTACCAGCGGTGCTGGCCGTTCATGTACGCCCGGTAGCAGTAGTGCGCGCCCACCACCTCAATGCGCTCGGCCGCGCGGTAGATCCTGCGCTGCATGTGCCCGGAGACGGGCGGGAGGTCGAGCTTCTGCGCAGCAGCGGCGGTCTCCTCGCTGATCCACGTCTGCCGCTCCCAGAGGTTGACCTCAGCGACGTCCCGGTCGGTGAGCTCGAGCTTCATCCGCGTGTCCTCGGGCACGTCGGTGAGCACGTCGTCGCCGTCGAGCACGATGATCCAGTCCTCGCCCGGGGTCACGACGTTGCGGCACTCGGCGAAGGCGAAGGTGCGCTTCTCGACCTCGTTGCCGAACCAGACGTCCTTGGGGCGCACGATCGTGCAGCCGATGTCCAGCGCGTCGCACGTGCGAAGCACGGTCTCGGCCTGCATGGCCTCAGAGCGCGGCGTGCCGCCTGGCATCAGCGCGTAGGCACCATCGACGGCCACCACGTGGTCGCAGAGCTTGGCCGCGGATGAGACCGTGGCGGCAAGCCACGACGGGGCCTCCTCCCACCAGCTGATGAGCGCGACCACCTTCATGCGGCCACCAGCTCGCGCGCGGCCATCCTCTCGGCGGCTTCAAGCACCTCGACCTCGGGCCAGAGGGGCACCGGCGTGGCATCGAGGTTCATCGCGTAGCGCCACTCGCGCTTAAGCGGCTCCTCGCCGGTGACCTGGACGCCGTTGATGAGACGGTTATCGAGGTCGAGCACGGTGGCGTTGCCGTCTGCGTGCACGCACGTGAACACGCGCGAGCGCACCGGCGCGTGGCCCCCGAACCACGAGACGGTTGCGTTGTGCGCATGCCGCCAGGCGAGGTCGAGGTCGTGCACGGCGAGGTCGAGCTCGTGCGGGATGAGCGGCTGCAGCGCGGCGTCGGGCGAGAAGCGCGTGGCAACCACGTGCTCGATGGCCGGCGCATGCCCGTCGCGCATCAGCTTCGCCATGGCGCGGATCACCGGGTTGAACCGCTCGGTGTAGCCGATCACCACGCGCACGTTGCGCATGGCCGCCGCGTCGCTCACCCGCGCAAGCTCGGCAGAGGTCGGCGCGCCGGGCTTCTCGATCAGAAGGACGCGCGGGGCGAACATCTCGATCACCTGGATGGCGACATCGGCCAGCTGCGGGATCGGCACGGCCACGCAGGCCATGTCGATCTTGTCGGTGACCCACTCGAGCGTGCGGTAGGTCGCGTCCTCGGCGACGGGGTCCACGG